AAACAGGTTTATCTGTAATCTTATATGTCTCATCAATAATATCTTGATTGATATTACCATTATCAGAGATACGTGTAAGGTGACCAACTCTGCGTTGTGACTTCCAATATACAGATGTAACACGTAACATGTTACTCATACCCATATCAAAGTAGTCTTCACTACTCATCATAATCCAGTTTACTATATCTCCACCATATTGGGTATTATCCCACATTGAGGTAAACTGACGGTAACCTAATGAAGGCATCTTAGTATTCCAATCATGAGACTTAGTAGCATCATAGTAAGCTCCGTCATTCTGATAACCTTGAATAGGATAACCAGCAGATCTTACAGGATAGATAAGCTCTAATGCTTTCATCTGATCCTCTGTCATCAACCAACCATAGCGGTCAATAACATCTGCAACAGTCATCATGTCAAACTTACCAACCCATTGTGACTGAGATATATAGCGGTTGTCTGGAGACTTATGGTAGAAGGTAAGAACCGGGTTCCATAACTCTACATCATAATCATCTTCAAGCATACGGAAGTGCCAGAACTCTCTATCTGTGATAAGCATGTCACGGAAGCCACGCTCTTCTAACTCATCCATTCTAAATCTTTCTACATCTACACGGTGTTGGTGCTCTGACCACTGCTCTACCATGCTTCTATAATCCTTATTAAAAAACTGTTGAATCTCTGGAAGAGACTTTAAGTTATCAGGACTCATTTGTTGTTTGAAATCTTCTGAATTTGGATCAGCCTCCATCTCAGCTAATTTCATAGCCATTTTCTGTTCAGCTTCAAAAAGAAGAGATTGTTCTACTTGACTTCTTTTAAGCTCAAGCATCTCATTATATGAGGTCTCATCTACAGCAGTATAAGTTACACGAGTATTTCTTTTAGCAAATTCAGCAACTAATGTATTAATTACATTAGGTACAATAGGATAGAATTTAAGTTCTAGGGCTGATGCATCTTCTTTGGTTAAAGTATCAATAAGATCAGCATACTCATTATCCTCTTCTACAATATAGTCAGTCTTATCTATAATACCTTTTGCAAGTTTATAGTTTTTCATAAGTCTGCGGGCATTTCTGCGCACATGCTTGAGGCCTTCCCACTCTAGCCAGTCAAGATTCCAAGCAGCCCATTCCTGGTCTTTCTTAGATTTTGGTAAAAACTGAATAGGCTGATTAAGAGTACCCATACGGTTGTACTCACCCTTAGCTCCATTCTTTAACTGCATTGCGTTATATACCTGCATACTATCTTAAATTTTTAAATGCTGAACGGGGCATTGGCATACCCTCAAACTTATGCCCGCCACCACCCATGTGACGGAACGGGCTCTTATTTAATTTACTGAAATTATTGCGGTTATCCAAGTTTTTTCCCGCTCCAGTTTCTTCATAGCGCTTTTTATAACCTCTATTTGCCTGTTGTACTTTAGCAAAAGCCACTAAAGCTGCAAATGATACAAGTCTATCCACGTTAACTCCATCTCTATATGCCATCATTTCTCTGAGTAACATTATGTCTGGAATACGCTCTATGCCATAGGTTGTCTTAACTATCTTACCATCCTTGGTAGTTTCTTCATGTAACTCTTCTTTTAGGAAATCAATAGCATAACTTAACATATGACTTTTAAATAAAGTTCCTGTATTTCTCCAACCATATTCTTGGAATACATTAGCATTAGCACCAATGTCTTTTAGGAATAAGATTTGAGATCTGGGTACAAGATACTTCTGTTTTTTTCTAAACATCATATAATTGATAAACTGACTAATATTATTCTCAACAATAGTCCATGCATTATACCACTCAATGATAAGTTCTAATCTCTCATGTGTTTTATTAATATCATCAAAACGCCCACACCAAGCAGCTACAATTTTATCTTGTTCTATATAAGTCTCAACAAGTTCACCATCATTTTTAGTTACTTCTACAGGAGTCTTGTATACATATATGGAGCATAGGGATTCTGATGTTGTAGTTTTTCCTTCACCCACGGGGTCAACACTTGCATAGTACATTCCAAACTCAGGGTCTTTAACTGGACGCTCATATACTACAAGTACTCCGGTTTTATCCTCAGTAGTTTTTGTAATAGGGAATTCTACTATGGGTAACTTATTTGTATCTGCTACAGATACATCTCCTTTATCACTTCTATAAATATCTAGATACTCATATGGATATGATTTGTCCTCAATTCTACGGATCTGAGCAGTAACCAAATGCTGTGGAAACATTGACACTGTTCTAAAATCAAATGCTTCTTTAATATTTCTAGGGTGCTGAGATATACGGAGTTGATATTCTTGAGGAGCAAGCTCTCTCTTCCATTCAGCAAACTGTTCATCTAATGCAATAAGAGCTTCTTCTACTTTAGAGTTACCATACCCATCAATAAAGGGAGGCATTGACCATTGCTCAGGAATAAATAATCCTGTTCTGCCAGAAATACCGGTCTCATCAATAAGATTAGATTCAACTGAATATATATCATTAGCATCTGGTCTAGTGATCATTTTCTTAAGTGGGTCACACTGAGACAAATCACCCACAGAACCTGCCGCAATAAACATTCCAGTGGTCATGAATCCTGATTTCATAGCAGGTCTAATGTACTCAAATGTTGTATCCATCTTAGGTGCAATACCAGCCTCCTCATGAAAGAAGTATTTACACGGTCCACCTACACCATTAGTAGGGTCCTTCTCAAAAGACATACCTTGCATTACACCTTTAAGTCCTATCTCTGTTTTACGTTTCTGAATACCTGTAGTAGTCTCAATCTTCTGCTGCCACATCATGACCTTGTTAGGATTCATTGGGCGGTACCAAGCAGTGTGTTGATTTAAGAATGCTTCATATTCATTAAGGAATTTCCAAGTACCTTTCTCATTGATATAGTCTTTAAGACTAGCGCCCATCTTAAGAGTAACTCCTTCCTCAAACCAGATCTGATTAATTAGCTTACCCGCATGGTAGTATGATGATGCAATCTGACGTTTCTTTAAAATAGCAGCATGTCTATAATGTAACTCTGCTAGACATTCATATAGAGCTAAGTGATACTGAGCATCTCTGACATCAGCAAAACCAAACTTTGCAATCTCCTTATTAAAGATAGGTAGGAAGTTTAACCACATATAATAGTCACGTGGTATATACCAGGCATTACCATTATTTTTATATATAACTCCTACTCTACATTTATTCTTCTGGTCATTCCAAAATACTATAAAATCTTTAGTTCCTTGTGGGGCCTTGCAATAAAAGTTAAACTCATTAAAGTGTCTAGCTTGTTCATTAAACATCTTGCTAGTCTCATCAAACTCATACTGACCTGGCTCTTTGAATATGCTAAATACAAAGTCCTTGAAATCATCACGGGTAGGAAAGTTAGTCACTGACCACTCTCCATTTTCCCATGTAGGAATTTCTATGTCTGTTTGTTGTAGCATATTAATTACATTTGATCATAGGCAAGTCCTGCGCCCCCGCGTGCGCGACCCCCTTGTTCTTCTTGAAGATCTTTATAAGCACCCTTATAAGCATCACGTATCTGTTGGTATTTTGCTGCTGCATTTATAAGTGCTGTTAAGTTACCATCTCTACCATCAGTTATATTGGTTACCTCCATATACTTACCAAGTCTATCAAGCATTTGCTTGATACCATTGTAAGCTCTAGATGTTGGTGTCTCATATAGTTTTCTACAGAACTCTAGCGCTCCGGGGATAAAGTCATCCTCAGAAGTAAAATCTGCATCTATCTCAACTAGTACAAACTCTTCCTTATCATCATCTGCAATATGAAAAAAAGGGTTAATGTCTGGGTTCGGACAACTCATATAGAATAAATACTGATATACTTTTATGTAATTCTCAGGATACTCATCCATGATTCTTCTAAGTGTGGGTAATGTATAACAGCTTTCACTTGGTACCATCACCCCATCCTGTATATCAAATAACTTAACTAGCATCTTTTAGCAGATTTATTATACTTATCACTTCATTCTTAAGGTAAGGCGCCTCATATTCTACAACTGAGTTTACAACAGGTTCTCCTGACATATCATATAATACAACTCTATTATCATAAGCATCTTTACCAGCTTCTTCAAATAAGATATGTTCTATAACCATCTTCCCAGGCTTAAGCTTAGGATTATGTTTAAGAATCATATACATATAAAAACTTAACTGTAATGCATAATGGTTAAGATTACAATCATCCAGATGACTGAGTGGAGGAAGCATTCTATCACTAACTCCTTCCCAATTAACGTAAGACTCTGTTTTGATTTCTTTATTAGTTTTGTAATCATATATGTTGACCTTTCCATTAATTACTTCTATTCTATCTGCTTGACCACATAGCCCCGCACTCTTAAGATACGTCATATGCTCAGGATATATACCTTCTACAAGTTTTTGATCCGGTGCATTCTTTATTCCATCAATTTCAATGGGTTTAAAAATAGGTACTATACAACCATCTTTTTCTATGGTGCTACATGATGTATAAGCAAGCTCTCTTTGGTTATGATACCATGTACCAAGATTAACAGCTTTTTGTGATTCATTTCTCCAAGCTTCTTTAACATCAGCTTCTGACATACCATACCATTTGCTTCTTTTATTCTTAATGGATTTAGCAGCTATTGCATCAGCATCAAATGGTTTCTTATGCTTAGATATAATACCTGTTACACTAGTCCATATGATATTCTCACTGGGATCTATACTTGTATAACTATGGGTATCAGCTTTAAATAGTATTGCCATGATTTTCTAGTTTAGCATTCATATCATCTTCTTCTTCTTCTGTCATTAAAGCAAACCACCTACCTTGTGGGCAGGATGAGGACATGCTATAAGTCTTATACTTAAGAGAGCAGCCGCAATCACCGCAACAAGGTTGTGTACCAGGTACCTCACATTTAGATCCTTCTAGATCAAAAAGAGGACAGGTCTTACATATCTCATTGCGCCAATAGGCAACACGCTTAATCTTCTTTCTAGTAAAGTAATAGTTAAGGACTCCTTCAAGAATGAGCCACTTACTCTCCCAGATTTTCTTTATTTTTTTGAGCATTGACCCTGTTTACTTTTAGTGTTATACCTTTTCTATTTTCTTGAACTATCATGTCTTTGATTTTGGCTAGCTGTTCATGATTATGTAAAACAGCATCATATCTAGCAAAGGATTTAAACTCCTTGGGGTTTAAACTTTTAAGATGCACATGACTCTTTGCTAATACACGGTCTAACTTTTTCTCATTTATCATGAAATTTCCTAAGCCCTTTAATGAAAAATTAAAGTGTTCTTTGTTGGTCATTGCTTTCCTAAGGTGTAGCCAGTAGTGCTGAACTATATCTTCTGTTAAAGCAGGATCATCACACTTCTGACTGAACTCCTTCAGGAGCTCTTTCAACTTCTTTGGTTTCAACTCGTACAAATTTATAGTCCAATAATATGTTACCTTGTATCTGAATGTTTAGTTCCGGATTCAGTGTAATTGTCTTTCTATTCTTACCATTCTTTACAAGAAGATTCTTCTTCTCTGCCTTGGTTACAGCATTTCTTACCGACTGTGCACTACTAAATATCTTATTCTTAGTAGCGCTTTCACAGAACTCAGTAAGCTCTGTCTCCCCTGATAATGCTAAGAAAGTTAAACAGTTAAGATCTAAATCTGATACATTCATTGTCTTAAGATGTGAGTGTACAGCAAGTTGGAACTTAACTATACTCCATAAGTCCATCTTAACAGTCTTGCGTACCTGATTTACTATAGCCATTATTCTTCAGGATTAGAGGGTTCTTCTTGTGAAGGGCCTGCTAACATTTGAGCAATCTTAGCTTGTGCAAATGTTGCACGTGCTCTTTGATCTTCAATATCAGCAACAAGCGTTTCATATACTAGTTGTACTTTAAGAAACTCTGCTTGTTCTTTATAGAACTGTGTGAGCTTAGCTTTTCTTTCAGCCATCTCTTCTTTTGACATCTCTTTCTGTTGGTTTTCCATGATGTAACTTATTTAGGTTTAAACAAATATATGATAAAAAGTTTAAACTCCAAATGTTTACACAAAAAAAGACCCGCTAGCAGATCTTACGGTATGCTAGACGGGTACCTAATACTTAAGAGTTAAGCTCGTTTACCGTCTTCTTCTCTCTTAGCCTTTATGTATCCTGTTAACTCCGCAATGTTAGTACTCAATTGAGTCATATGCGTAGTAAGGTTATCCATCTTTAGATCAAGCTTCTCGTGAGCAGCTTTCTGATCTTCTTTAAGTATTTCCATTCTATTATAGATGCTTGTTTCTTTAGTCATTAGGTCATGCTCTAGGGAGTCTAGGTCACTTACAACTTTATCTACCTTCCCTTT